TCATAGAGACAAGAAAATACCAAGTAGAAGAGGTCGCTCGCTTCTTCGGCGTTCCGCCTCACAAGATAGCATCATTAGATAGGAGTACATACAGTAATATAGAGCATCAGTCAATTGAATTTGTGCAGGACTGCATCCGCCCTCGCGCAGTAAACTGGGAGCAAGCTATTCATCGACAGATATTGAGACCAACTGAAAAGTCAAAATATTATGCAGAATTTTTACTCGATGGGCTTCTCCGAGGCGACATGGCAAGCCGGGCTCAGTACTATCAAGCTGGAAGAAACAACGGTTGGCTTTCGGCAAATGACATACGAGAGTTAGAAAACATGAACCCGATACCAGAAGAAGAAGGCGGAGATAAATATCTTGTAAATGGTAACATGATATCTATTGCATGAATACAATTGTATGATATAATACAGAAAGGAGATGATGCAAATGGCTAAAAACCTCGAACGTAGATATATTAACACCGCACTAGAGCTACGAGAAGACGACGCCACGCCAATTATCTCGGGCTACGCTGCGAGGTTCAATGAGTTGTCAGAAGAGCTCTACGGTTTCAGGGAAGTTATACTTCCCGGAGCATTTCGTGATGCTCTCCAGGCAACTGATATACGTGCATTATTCAACCATGACCCAAGCCAAATTGTAGCTCGAACGAAGAATAACACCTTGCGCGTATGGGAGGACGAATACGGCCTCCGCTACGAATTTACACCAAACATGAAGACCACAGCAGGGCGAGACTTAGTGGAGCTCATCCGGCGAGGCGAAGTCGACCAGTCCTCCTTTTCCTTCTCGATGGAGGGCGGTAAAGAGGAATGGGACGACTCAAGGGATATGCCGCTCAGGCGTATCATTAAGGTTGCGAGGTTATATGATGTGTCTCCTGTGACTTACCCAGCATACCCTTCAACTTCCGTTGGCGTGAGAAGCGCAAAAGAAGTATTCGAAGAGCACATAAGAAAGCTCGAAGAGCGTGGGGTAGACCCAGGCGACGTGTCAGATAAGCTCGCACCAGAAGCCGAACCGTGGGAAGCCCCAAATTTAGAGGACTTCACGGATGAACAATGGGAAGACTTAAGCGATGCTGAGAAAAGACGAATTGCCAGACACTTTGCGTGGGCCGCATCTATGCCGCCCGAGGCTTATGGCGACTTGAAGTTTCCGCATCACAGGCCAAGCGACGGAGCTGTCGTATGGCGAGCGGTATCGAATGCGGCCGCAAGGTTGCCGCAAGCCAACTTGTCAAGCACCGATATTGACAAAGTACGTGGACACCTAGCCAGACATTATCGGCAATTTGACAGGACGCCACCGTGGGAAGAAGACTCACAAAGACAAGCAAGACTCAAAATACTTCGCCGAAAGGCGGAACTTCTATTCAAGAAGGAGGTAATATGATGGCAGAAGTTAAAGAATTGCTTGAAAGAAGAGCGAACATATGGGAAAAGGCAAAGGAACTAATTGATCGTGTCGAGGCTGAGGGGCGTGATTTTAATACCGAGGAGCAGTCTCAATATGACAAAATGATGGACGAGATGGATGAGCTCGCAAAAAGGGCCAAGCGTCTTGAAGAAAAACAACGTTTTGAGGCTCAAATGTCGATGCCCATCAACGAGCCAGTTCGAGCTATCCCAACTGATCAAAAAGAAGACCGTGGCAAAGACTTAATGCCCGAGTTCCGTGCCTTCATTAAGACAGGGGTTATATCGCCGGAATTGAGGGCACTGCAGGTAGACCCAGCCACCCAAGGCGGAAACCTTTTGCCACCGCAGCAGTTTGTTGCTGAACTGATAAAAGAAATAGACGATGCGGTGTTTATACGGCGACTAGCCACCGTTATCCCAGTAAATACTTCGGACTCGCTTGGCGCATCGACGCTTGATAGAGACCTTGATGACGCAGACTGGACCACTGAAGTACAAAGCATCACCGAAGGCACAATGACTTTCGGGAAAAGAGAGCTTAAGCCAAACCAGTTGTCAAAGCTTGTCAAGGTTAGCATGAAGCTCTTGCGTACCTCAGCAATACCCGTAGAAAGCTTAGTATCTCAGCGATTGGCGTATAAGTTTGCGATAACGGAAGAAAAGGCGTTTTTGCTTGGCTCGGGTACGGGCGAACCGTTGGGCTTGTTCACGGTAAGCACAGATGGTATAAGCGCCGCAAGAGATGTTCCGTCCACAGGTGGCAAAATTACCGCCGACAGCTTGATTGACGCAAAATATGCGTTGAAAGCGCAGTATAGGAATGGCGCACAGTGGATCTTCCATAGAGACGTTATCAAACTTATAGCCAAACTAAAAGATAACGACGACCAATACTTATGGAGGCCAGGTATATCGCTTGGTCAGCCCGATACGTTGCTGAATTTGCCCGTGAATGAGTCAGAATATGCGCCAAATACCGTTACCGTAGACAACTACGTTGGCATAATTGGTAACTTCAGATACTACTGGATCGCCGAACTAATGGGTATGGAGTTACAACGCTTGAATGAACTCTTTGCACAAACGAGCCAGGTTGGCTTTATTGGGCGCATGTGGGTAGACGGAGCACCAGTGCTTGAGTCGGCGTTTGCACGTATTAAGATAGCTGCATAGTGATAGCGATGAAGATAAAAATGCTCAAGACGGCGGCGGGGCCGTCAGGCGTGAAGCTAAGCGGTAAGATATACGATGTTACCGAACGAGAAGCCAAGATATTGGCAGCGTGCCAAGCCGCCGTGATCCTTGAGCCGGAAAAGATCGAGGAGCCGACAAGGATCGAAGCCACCTTAATGGAGCCGGAAGAGACAGAAATGATGCCTCGACCGGCGAAACGAGGCAAAAAACGATGAGAAAGGGGGATTGGTCATGCATCTTGAGATAGAGACGCCCAGCGTGGAGCCGATCACGCTTGAAGAAGTCAAAGCCCACTTGAGAGTGACGAGCGATGACGAGGACGACTACATACAAAGCCTCATCCCCGTCGCCCGAGAGTGGGGTGAGACGTTTCAGGGGCGGTCATGGATCACGAGGTCCATTGAATACTTTATTGAGGCATGGCCATCATCCCCCGTCCAACTCCCACGACCGCCCATCCAGGAGATCACAAGCGTGAAATATGTAACTGATGATGGGGAATATACGCTTGCTCAAGACGAATACATGTTAGATCCCATTGGTCGACTATATATTTACAAGCCACCTCCAGCCGAAGACGTTCGTTACATGAAGATAACGTACAAAGCAGGATATGGAGACAACCCTACCTCATTACCTCGTCGAGTCAAGCAAGCCATGCTTCTTTTAATTGGGCACTGGTACGAAAACCGAGAGATAATATCCGACAAGCCGACCAACGATATCCCCTACACGGCAGAGCTTTTGCTCATGCAGGAAAGGATAATTCCAGTATGACGAGCATAGGCGAATTAAGGGATAAGGTAAAAATATATCGAAAAGAGCAAACGGAAGATGGCATGGGCGGTTGGGAAGAGCATGAAATATTAGTCATGACGGCTTTTGCTCGAGTCGAAGCCCCACGGTCGAAAAGTGGCGTTATAGCACAAAAAGACACGGAAATTAGGTCGCATGAGGTGTTAATTCGCTACTCTTTGGGCCCCAAAATGGGCGATATCGTGGAATTTTTAGGCCAAAGGTTGGTAGTTCAAGCGGTGAGATACGACGCAAGAAGACGATGGATGTACCTCGACTGTGTACCAGAGGTGAAATAATATGCCACTTTCAGTGAGTGTTAAGGGTGTCGAAGAAAACATAGACGCTTTGCGGCGGGTAAACGCTCAAGCGAAGGACACAATAGTTCAAGTCTTGCGTGAAGAAGTTCAAAAAGCCGTAGATGACGCAAAAAGCATGGCTCCCGTCGATACGGGGGCTTTGCGTGATGGTATTACTCGCTCGGTGTCGAAGAAGAATTTGACGGCTACTATGTCAGCGGGCGGTAAGCGACGAGGCGTAGATACATATTACGCATATTTCATTGAATTTGGTACCAAAAACATGCCAGCGAGACCGTTTTTCTATCCTGCTGCACGTGCTCACGAAGAGGAGATAGCCGAACGCTTAGGCGATGAAATGTATCTCTTGATAAGTAAAGAGGTTGAGAAATAATGAGCCACGTGGCGATAATTCAGGATGTTTACACCGCTTTGTCTACGAACGCAGGCGTCATGGGCAAGGTAACAGGCATTTTCGACGTCCCACCAGAGGATCAGACGTCACCCTACATAGTCATCGATACGTTGCAAAGCCTAGAAGGACGGCTTTTGAACGCCTCAGAGCGTCAATGGGCCGTCGATGTGCATATTTGGAGCAGTTACAAGGGGAAAAAGGAGGTATTAGAAATTGCGGACTTGGTGGTGAAAGCACTTGACGATAGCTGGTTTTTTGAAGAATTAATGGTCATGCGTGACCCGTCGGGCTGGTTTCACGGAGTTTTAACAATTAGAGGATATGAAAGGAGATGAAGTAAATGGCATCTTTTGAAGGCAAAAAAGCAATAATACAAATAGATGTAAACGGTACGCCGACTCAGTTTGGTGAGGTTAAGTCGTACGAACTAAGCATCGATGCGGGTACCATTGACGTTTCCACGCTTGGCACAGACTGGAAGAAATTTTTGCGAGGACAGCGCAGTTGGTCGGGGACGTTACAGTGCTTATACGATCCAACCGATCCAGCACAGGCGGAGCTTGAAACCAAAGTAAATGCAGGGCTCGACGTGCATTTGACTTTCCTTGACCTTGGTGACGAAGTAGAGAAGCCAAAAAAGAGCGGTAATGCAGTTATAACGAACGTTACAACGAGCGTGGCGACCGAAGACGCCGTCGGCCTGTCTATCACGTTCCAGGGTAATGGGGAATTGACCGTAGAGACCGTAACTACTCCTTAACGAGGTGATATAACTTGAAGTTGGGCGGGAAGAATAGAGAGTTTAAGTACACCGTCAATTCAATAAGACATTTGATAAACATGACCGGTAAAACGCCGTCCGAAATACTAAACGGCTTCGAT